GCTATTCATTAACTGCCATCGAGGATAAGTCAAATAGGCTTGTTGCTTATCAGAACTGCCGTTACGACTATCGTTAGCGAATCAATCGAAAGCATTAATAGGTCTCTCAGCTTCAAGTTTATTTATATCTTATTAGATATAACCTTAAGCAAAGAAGACAACAATTCTTCTTGAAACATAGTGCACCTCCTTAAGGTGCATCAGTGTGAGTGAGGGCTACATTTAGTGTCCTCCTGAGCTTAATGGTCTTGAGATCCTTGACCATTCTTAACAAGTAGTTGGTTTCTCTAGATAAGGAATCAACTTCTTTTCTAGGGTTATAGCGGTTGAGTACCTCTATAGCCTTCTCAACCACAATTATGAATGATTGTGGATTCATATCTCTATCGATTCCATCGATAAAGAATTGACATGCCTGGAAAATCATATCTTGATCTTCAGGCGGCATATCAAATCGGGAAATAGCCATATTTTCCGAAGAGGGCCCGAACAGATTATTTAACTGATTAAGTAATCGTTCATTTCTCTCTAAGATAATCCAATACTTGTGATTATCCGGCGCATTTTCAAGGAATGGAAGTTCCTTATTATACCCTAAGAACGGGTCCATCTTGACCCGTCTTGATTTTCGATCACCTAGAAGATGACTAGGGATCCATTCATCTAGAATAGTTGCTTGCAACTTATTCTTGAAATATGCTAGTAGAACAGAAAGTGCTACTGAATCACTGATCTCAGCCTTTATAGACTGAAGATCTGCAAATTGACCTAATTCCATATAGGTTAGGTAAAACATGAGATTATATGTCTCTTGATTGACATATATTCCCATATCATAGAGTCTATCAATTAAATCATCAATTGATAGTCTTTCAATCCGCTTGCTATACCAAAGAAGGCATTGCAAGCTTTCGTTCAATCTCTTCTTACCTAAAGATGAGAAGAGCTTTTGAGGCAGAGTAGTAAAGGGTTTACCTTCTCTAACTCTTACCTTGGCAAATTCAGCAGTTGCTGAATTGTCATGTTTATATCTAAAGGTATATCCTTTAGATGGATTACACTCCCATCCTACCTGCTTACAGGTTCGGATGTAGCAGTTCTTGATGGATTCATCAGGATCTACCGCAGTAATAAGAGAATCATCTCCTAATACTCGATAAAATTTCTCTGGATCTCCATCTTTGAGACCAGACCTGAGCATCACTATTCTCATAACTAAATGATGAGCTAGTGCAAACGCAGGGAAACTAGATTTATAGCCCTGGGGTTGCCCCCTTGACTGATCAAGTTTCTTTTCTGATCCATCACAGAACCTAAAGATATGGGTTCCTGTGACAATTCTAGACCACTGTTCGGCCAGTTCTTGTCCGAATAGTAGTCTTAAGCACATGACCTGAAACTCTTTTGATAGAGTATCAGTCGCCTTTGAGAGATCAAGGGAGTAAATATTATACTCTCCTGATTCATAATTAGACCTATGCGAAGACTGAATCGCATAGTTAATACCTTTCTCCTGATCAAATGTACAATCAGGGGGAATTAATCTTAGAAGATAATTTAATCTTCTATGGTAGTAATTGGCTCTATCCTGTATTGGGTTAGATGCCATGTGAATAATGCGTCTATCAAGCTTATGTTGCTCGATAGATATGGTCTTTCGGTTATATTGTACAGTCTCGGTATCGAGATCAACCTTATAACCTGACTTATAATTGGTTAATTGGTCAAACAAACAATTAGCCATAGGATCAGTCTCTAAAAGGGAAGCTAATATCCCGTTTACAGATTTATTCTCATATCTCGTGCCTGTTGATCGACACGATATATGAAAATCCTCTTCCTGATAACTTATCGGAAGGCTCTTACATCTCCTCAGTGCGAGTGAGATATCTCGTATATATCTAGGCGCCTTGGGCCCTAGAGATATATCCTGTTCGAGCTGATTGAACGAATCAATGAGCTCTCGGTCTAGAGGTATAGTAGGCTGAATTAACCTATTGTACGATTCTTGCTCGAGTTCAAGATTCAATTCTTGATCTCCTCTCATATGCTCGTATATCTTAGCAATGGTTAAGATACACATAAGTGATCGCTCTATAGCAGATAACCTATCTGTTATAGATATTTCCTGATCATTACCATATTGGATAATGAGGTAGGTCATAGCCTTATATAAATGCATATAGGCTCTGGGATTAGTGGAATCAACCATCTTTATTATGATTGAATCCTCAGG